ACGCAGATGCTAATGGACTTTACAAACGTGCATACTGGAATCACCCATGTACTATATGGGCTAGAGAATCTAGCTCTAACTACTCGTGGTTATACAAACACTTCCTCGCACTAGGCTTGGAGTATGAGCATAGGTATGGTAGGAAACATGCAAGTGTTGTTAAGCTAGAAGAACCATTGAGTAAGATGCCTGACAACATTACACATACAAGTCTGACACCACTAGCACAGGCTATGCCTGAGGAGTATAAGAATGAGGATGCTATCGTTGCTTATCGTGATTACTGCATTAACGAAAAACACTATGCCAAATGGGAACGCAATAGAACTAAGCCTATATGGTGGACAACACAGGAGGTTGCATGAATTATATATACGAAAGGATGATGGCTGATGGAGAGACAGCTATCTTTGATAAATCTGAACTAAGAAAGTTTGAAGATTATGTAGCTGAAAACTACACAGAATTTTATGAAAGCAAAGCAGGATATGAAATAGAAAAACAAGGAGAAGAGTTCCTTGTTACGCTGTTTAAAAATCCTGTCATAACAATGGAAGATATTTTGCTTGACATTAGAAATTAATTAGTGTATAATGCACTCATTAAAACGCCAAACCAAAGGAGGATTATATGGCAGTATTAGAAGGAAAAGCCTATTGGGCATCAGTGACAACACCAAACACTACGTTTGAGCCTGTGTATACAGTTGACTTAGTCGTGGGAGATGATGTTGCCAATGAGTTTGAAGCTCGTGGTTTTAAAATAAAAGACTTATCTGTTAAGGATGAGAGTGGTGGTGCAACACCTATTGGTAGAGCACTTACAATAAAGCGTAAAGTTAATGGACCAAATGGCATGGTAAGAAATGCCCCAAAACTTTTCGACAAAAATAAAGAACCATTAGATGCAATTGTTGGTAATGGCTCGACTGTTAAGGTACAGTACAACGAGTGGGAAACCGACAATAAATATGGTAGCTTTAAAGGCTTGGATTTTCAAGCTATGCAGGTACTTGATTTAGTATCTTTAAAATCACAGGATGGCTCTGAGTTAGACCCATTCGGTGATGGAGAAGAATTCTAATGATAATTACTATCAACAATGACGATGGAACTACAAACTTTGATGTAAATAATATTAGTGACGATGCTGTAAAGCAAGAAGCAACTGTTATTGTACAAAAAGTAGGTAATCTACAAGTCGTAATTGAGGCTTTAGACTTTGCTAGTCGTACTCATAGAGCTAACTTGGAAGAGTTGCTTAAAGGTAGAGACGAAGCTATTGTTGAGTCTAAGCCTGACCCCGATGTAGTCGAAGAAGATTCAGACGAATCCTAATTGCTACATCTATCTCCAACAAAGCCTCTCTATTTTAGGGAGGCTTTTCTTTTTATAGGAATTAATTATGAATCAAAGTAAATTTGTAAAGTATCATGTGCCCTGTCCCGAGTGTAAGAGCACAGATGCATGTTCAATAAACGAGGATGGTTCAGCTAAATGTTTTAGTTGTGATGCCTTTTTTCCTAAATATTCAAACGGAACAGTTATGTCTACAGAAAATTATAATAAACCCACACCAACACCTAAAGTTTTGAATGCTCATGGTGGTATTTTTGCAAAGCTAACCGACAGAAATATAAGCAAAGAGACAGCAGAAAAGTTTGGTGTCAAGGTTGTTTATGATGGGGCAGGTCAATTAGCACAGCACCTGTATCCATTTTATATAAATCATGAGCAGTGTGCTACTAAGATTAGGTACATACGAGACAAACGTTTCTCTTTTGAGGGAACAATACAGGGCTCGGGATTATTCGGACAAAATTTATTTAAAGAGGGTGGCAAATACTTGACAATTGTCGAGGGTGAATGTGATGCTATGGCTACCTATGAATTGTTAGGCAGTAAGTGGGCAGTTGTTTCCATTAAACGTGGGGCTGCTTCAGCAGTCACAGACATTAAAGAAAGCATTGAGTATGTAGAAAGTTTTGACAATGTTGTGATATGTTTTGACAAAGATAAAGCAGGAGAAGATGCTGCAAAGAAAGTCGCAACAATACTTAAGCCCGGAAAAGCAAAGATTGTCACGCTTCCTAATGGGTACAAAGACCCTAACGATATGCTCAACAAAGGCAGACACCAAGAGTTTACAAGAGCTTGGTGGGATGCACAAGTTTATACCCCTAGTGGAATTATTAGGGTAGCTGATAAACAAAAAGAGTTTCTTAATCGTGAGCAGAAACAAAGTGTTCCTTATCCTTGGGATGGGTTAAACAAAAAACTTCTTGGTCTGAGAGCAGGAGAGCTTGTAACTCTTACAGGTGGCACAGGGCTAGGTAAGTCTAGTGTCACTCGTGAGCTAGAGCATTGGTTAATAAAAGAAACAAACGATAACGTAGGTGTTATTGCTTTGGAAGAAGATTGGAAACGTACAGTAGATGGTATACTTTCTATTGAAGCAAACGATAAACTTTATATTGATAGTATTCGTAATTGTTATACTGAAGACCACCTTACCAAGATGTTCAATAAAGTTTTTGCAAACGATAGAGTATTTATTCATGCTCACTTTGGTGCAAATGATATCGAAGAAATATTTGCTAAATTACGTTATCTTATTGTCGGTTGTGATTGTAAGTGGGTAGTTGTAGACCATCTACACATGCTTGTTAGTTCAATGCTTGATGGTGATGAACGTAAAGCTATTGATAGTATTATGCACAGACTACGTAGCATGGTAGAAGAAACAGGTGCAGGGATTATCCTTGTCTCTCACCTTAGAAGAGTTGAAGGAAACAAAGGACATGAGAATGGTATTACTGTAAGTCTCTCTCATTTAAGAGGGTCTAATAGTATAGCTCAGTTATCTGATTGCGTGATTGCCCTCGAAAGAAATCAACAATCGGATGATGATTTAGAATCTCGGACAACGAATCTTCGTGTGTTAAAGTCTAGATACACAGGAGATGTTGGCAACGCTACATCTTTAGTTTATAATAAAGACACTGGTAGATTGCATGAGTATGAAGACTCAGAGTTATTACATGACAGTGATGCCATTCCATTTTAGGAGAACGTATGGAATTAGTATTTGACATTGAAGCTAATGGTTTATTTTTTGAAGCCGACACTATATGGTGTATTGTAGCTATTGATGAAAACGATAAGGTTTATTCTTTTAAACCTGATAAAATAAAAGAAGGTATAGAATTTTTACAGTCAGCCGATAAGCTTATAGGTCATAACATTATTGGCTATGATATACCTGTAATTAAAAAATTATATGATATTGATTTACATAAAACAAGTAAAGTTTTAGATACTCTTATTCTTTCTAGGATTTCTAATCCAGTAAGAGAGGGAGGACATTCTATTGAAAAGTGGGGCTATCGTTTAGGTGGAGTACAAAAACAACAACATGATGATTGGTCTAAGTTTTCTGAGGAAATGTTAAGTCGTTGTATAAAAGATGTTAAAATAAATAAAACATTATTTAATTATTTAAAAAAAGAATGTATTGGATTTTCAAAAGAATCAATTTTAATTGAACATCAAACCACAAAAATTTTACAAGAACAAACAGAAAATGGTTTCTTCTTTGATGAGAAAGAAGCTATGTTATTATTAAGTAAAATTAATAAAAGAAAAAGTGAAGTCGAAACTGAAGTACATGAAACCTTTAAACCTAAATGGGTAGATGTTAAAGAAGTAAAACCAAAATTAAAACAAGACGGAACACTTTCAAAATCAGGATTAACTGAAATTGAATATACAGAAAGAGCTAAAACAAATAATATAAAACCTTTTATGAGACAAGAATTAAAAGAGTTTAACCTTGGTTCTCGACAGCAGATAGGACAATACTTAAAAGATTTTGGTTGGAAACCTACAAGGTTCACACCTACTGGTCAACCGATTGTTGATGAAATTACTTTAAATAAAGTAAAACATATCAAAGAAGCAGGATTAATCGCAGAGTTTTTACTATTACAAAAACGAGCTGCTCAAGTTTCATCGTGGATTGATGCTTTAAATAATGACAGGGTGCATGGTTCAGTCATATGTACTGGTGCTATCACAGGCAGGATGGCACATCGAAGTCCAAACATGGCTCAAGTACCTGCTGTGTACAGTCCTTATGGAACAGAGTGTAGAGCATGTTGGACTGTTCCCGAAGGTTACAAACTTGTAGGTGTAGATGCAAGTGGATTAGAATTAAGAATGTTAGCACACTACATGGCTGACGAGGAATACATAAATGAAATTATTAACGGAGACATTCACACAGCTAACCAAAACTTTGCTGGACTTAAATCAAGAGATGAGGCAAAAACTTTCATCTATGCACTCATATACGGAGCAGGAGATGAAAAAATTGGAAGCATCATTAAAGGAAGCAGAGCAGATGGTAAACTCTTGCGAGAACGCTTTCTTAGTAGTTTACCAGCACTTGCAACTCTTAAGAACAGAGTTGATATCGCAGCAGAAAAAAAATTCCTCAAAGGGTTAGATGGTCGTAAGATATTTTTAAGACATAAACATGCAGCTTTAAATACTTTATTGCAAGGTGCAGGTGCTATTCTCATGAAGAAAGCATTAATTATGTTAGATAGTTTGCTTAGACTAAATACAATTGATTATAAATTTGTTGCAAACATACACGATGAGTGGCAAATTGAGGTGAAAGAATCTCAAGCAGAATTTACAGGTGAACTTGCTGTTAAAAGTATTATAGAAGCAGGTGAACATTTTAATCTTCGCTGTCCAATGGATGGTGAATACAAGATAGGAGATAATTGGAGTGAAACCCACTAAAGAAAACAGAAAAAAGTTTGACATTGACCTAGAATATGGTACAATACGTGAAGAAAAAATAGCAGAAATGCTAACTAATAAAAAGATTGAAGTTAAATCTGAAAAAGATTTATGGCAGAAGTCCGGAAACATATGTATTGAATATGAATCATGGGGTAAACCTTCAGGAATTAGAGCAACAGAATCTGATTACTGGTTTCATAATCTTTGTGTAGGAGACAATGAATTTTGTACTCTTGTGTTTAAAACAGATGTTCTTAGAACTAT